AAGAGAGTGAATAACTTGATCAAACGTTTGAACATTGGTAATATACTGAGGGAATTCAGCTCTAACTTCTTTTAAGAAGATTTCTTTATTGCCTTTACCTTCTTTAATAAGATTGTATCGATTTTGTAGGCTTTTCATATGTTATAAATAGGTATTGTTTATTTCCAAAGATCTCTGTACTCCATACCCTTAGCTGCTTTCCGTACTTTATTCTTATTGACAAGCTTCCAGCCCATCTTTAAGTAGTAGTTACGTGAAGTACCACTAGCTTTTTTATTTGGATTAAAAGCGTTGGGGGTCATATAGCCGCCAGCTGCTCCAGAGGTTGATTCCTCTCTAAGCCATTGTTTAAGCTTTTCTTTTAGCTGTGCTAGGGATGCCATTAAAGTTCATTAAGTAGTTCGTAGTACTGTAGTAAGTTAATAATACAATCGTTGGTAACTTTTTCTGTTTTACCTAAAGGTTGAACATACTTTAAAACTTCTGTAATTTTAATTTTTAAGACTTCGTCTTTAAGTACACTTGTTTTCTTACTTAGTAAGCTTTGTACTTCTGTAATTTTACTATTGTAATACTCTTTTAGCTTATCTGTATTATCGACTGCTGTAACAACCTCTCTTAGTACTTCTTTTTGCTGAGGTGTTAGGTGGTCATACTTCTCATTGAACTTCTCTAGTAGCATTTTATACGTTAAGATACGTAAATCCTTACTGTATCCTTTGTATTCCTCTAAGAGTTCATCTGATTGTACTACTACCGATACTTTAGTTAAGTGTTCGAATAATGTAATTTTATTGTTAATTACTGTTTCTGGAGCTACCTTTTCTGATGATTGATTTTCAATCAGGTTGTTTAATGCAGCAAATACTTTGTAATTAGTTACTTTTGCTCTAAAGAAGTTCTCTACGTTGTAACTTTCTTTGATTTCTCTAACTAAGTTATACTTTTGCTTTCTAATCTCTGTCCTCTTTAACTTTGTAGATGTCTCTACTAGAGTGTTGATAACCATCTCAGCTTTAACTTCAGTTAAGTTCTTATAAGCCCCTAACTGTTCATATAGCTTGTATTCTTTCCCTAATTCAGTATTAACAAAATACTTCTTAAGTATACTAATAGCGATAGAGTTCTTTCCCTCTAAGGTGTCAGAGGTGATCTGCCTTACTAGAAGTTCAAAAAGAAGTCCCGTATTTTTAAACTTTGAATGTTTTATTGACATCTATCGATGATTTTATAATAAATATGTGTTAAATGTTATTCCCTAATTTGTCTCTCATCTAATAAACCTTCTGCATTATTTTGAGATTCAAAAACCATCTTTTTACGCACTGGTATCTCATCTAATAACCTAGAGTGTTTTGATAACTGTCTCTTAGTGGTCTCCATTGTAAACGGTGAAGTATTATCTCTTCCGTATCCTTGTTGGTCATCTGTCTTCATTGCTTTTCTACCCAATCTATCCATACCTAACGGATCGTTTGTAGTATCAATATTTGAAGCTTTTTCTTCTGGTCTACCCACTCCTGGTCGGTCCCTATCATATCCAGCAGGTACTGCATCCGGTCTATCGTAGACTCTACCTTTACCGTAAGATGAAGCAATGTCATGAGGAGTTCCGTAAGATTCTCCTGTCTCTAAAGGATCATTTCCTTCGTTTTCAATCTGAGACATTCTAAATTTACGCTTAGCATCTTGTAGGATTAACTCTCTCATCTCATCGTACTGATCAGTACTTAAGTGGAAGATATTATCGTAGATCCAATCGGAAGAAATCAATTGAGAATCCATCATTGTTTGAGCTAACTCAATCTTTTCTTTCATTAACATTACTCTTTCCTGATCATAAATGATAGAAGGTGTTGTTAACGATAATTCAAAGTTAGTTAATGATTCATCCCTGTATCCCTGAATGTATAGATGCACAAAAGCGATCTTATAAAGCTCAGAAACCATAATTCTCTGTAGTTTCTCTACTGTTCTACCAAAGCGAATATCTTCTGCAGCAAGTGTTGCTTTACCTTGTAACTTCTCATCATACCCTAAGAACGCTTTTGGAATTCTTAAAGCAGCAAATAGCTTATCTCTTAAGTAATTTACGTCAGTAATACCATCGTACTGTAACCCACCTAAAGTTTCGATCTTAGTTGATGAATCATTCCCTCTCATGGGGATATAAAAATCCTCCATCAAGTTCTGCATGTTATACTTTAAGTTATATTCACCTGTTTGTTGGTCAATATAAGGAGTACGCTTCATTTTAGAGATAGCCTTCTGCATAAAGTTTTCTACCTCTGCAGGAGGAATACCACCTACGTTCATATAGAATACTCTCTTCTCAGGAGCTCTTACAATTCTGTGAATTAACATAGCATCCTCCATCAAAGTATACTGCTTAAATAATTTACGAGCAGGTTCAATGTAAGAACGGCCGTATGGTAAGTAGTTTACATCTGTTAATAAACGGAAGTGAGCTATTTCATAGTTATCAAAATAGATTGACTTAGCATCACTCTGGTTTGGAGTTTTAAAATACCCGTAAGTATCTGCTGCTAATCCATCAGGGTCATATCTGTACCTTACTGCTGTTGGATTTTCTGGATCGTAGTTTTCCTGCCTCTCTATGTTAAAAGCAGAGAAAGGAATAACATTATAAACACCGTACTTTTCTGAAGCTTCTAATTTTAAAAAGAAATCCCCGTACTTACACATGTTTCTGATCCACCAACTTAAATTAAATTCAATATTTAATACATCGTAGAATAAGTTGTAAAGGATTTTCTGAATGTTCTCATCAGAAGACCTAATATGTAGAACCTCTCCCATATCATTCTTAAGGGTAGATTCTTCAGAGAGAATATCAAGAGCAGAAGCAATGATTGCATCTGTATCCATTGCATCGTACTCAGAATATAATTGAGTTCTTAATGTTTGATAGTTAAATGAAGACTGGTATCCATAGAGAGATGTAGGTGATGTAGTGTATATTCTATTGTACCTAGCCATTAAAGAGTTATTCTCTAACTCTCCTGACATTTGAATTTGGTTTGTATCTGCTACAGATAACTGATTACCTCCGACGTTCCGAATAATAACATCTGTGGAAAAAAGTCTACGTAATCTTGAAAATATACTAGTATCAGCCATTGTGTAGTGTTAATATAAGTATAAATAGTTAATAAATCCAGCTTATATCTTCTTTTCCTCCTTTACCATTGTCGATCTCATAGGGATTAGCTACGTGAGAGGGCAGGTAAACACCTTGGTGAGTAGGTCTTGTAACTGATATATTGTTTAATGCATTACGGGTTAAGTCTAATCCCTGCTGTCTGAACTTCAATGCAGTATCTCTAATGTACATAGCAATACCGAAAGCCATAACTAAGTCATCATTATAACCATGCTGTGCTTCAGCTTTACCGTTTTTCCATATAAAGACTTTCATCTCTTCGATCAAACGTTTAGAACGGATAGTAACTGCTTTCTCATTAACATACTCTTGAAACTTACCAACAACTAGCGGCCTAGTCCTTGAATTCATAGAGAATCCAGCTACCATATTTGAGTTGTAATCGTATTGATCGAAGTAGGAGTCGGCAGTCATGTTACCTCCTTTTGGTGAATAGTATAAGTTAAGGTACCCTCTATCAATAACGGTTTGAATTGTTGACCATCCAATAGATGCATTTTCAATTACTAGTAATGCTTCATTATATTCACTAGCTATACCTACCAGTAAGTACCCAAATTCTTTAGTCCCTAGCTGTCCTTTATATTCTCCAACTTGAGAATTGTTTTCAATATCGATAACGTGGAAGCTTGAATAGTCTTTTCCATCACCTCTAGCTACGTCAGCTACTACCATGTAGCTTCTTGAGTAGTCAACAGGTTCCCAGATCCATAAGTTGTGATCTACACCACGTCTTTCCATTGGATCAGCCATATAGGTCTGCTGGTAAAACTCTAAATACTCACCGTAGAATACTGTATCACCGGAAGTTGCAAAATCACAATCACATTCCTGTGCAGCAAGGCGTGGATCTCCTAGTAAATTATCTTGAGCATCCCTCCAAGCTTGATCTCTTTCAGGATGGACATACCAAGGTAATTTAATAGGTAAAAAATCATTTTCACCTGCTTCAGCTTTAACCCAAGTTTGATGAAACCAGTTACCGGT